CTAGCATTCTTTTTTCTTCATCTACCTTTGCAAATGTCAAGTTGTTTTTCTCTTTACCAAAGAATACAAAGTCTTGCTCTATTGCAGGAGAATTGACTAGCGATATAGCATCAATAGCTAGTTCTTGACTATCATCTGCTATTACTAGTTCTACTATTTTAGTTTCTTTCATATTATAGATTAAATTCTTTTCTTAATTTATCGTATTTATTTAATACAGTTTTTGCTTCCTTATAGGAAGGTATGTCTGCTATATTTAATCCTAGTTCTTTTACACCTTTTTCTATTTCTTTTATTTCGTTTTTTATAGCACCTTCATTTGCATCTGCTACACTACTTGCTGACATCATTTTATTGCCGAAATTTCTTATTTCTTCATTGTTTTTATTGAGTTGTTTTGCAAGTCCTGCTAGTTCTTTTACTCCTAATTCAACTCTTACGACTTTACTCAAGTTAATTTCTTTATATTCTTTTAATTCTTTTTCGTATTCTTCATACGACTTCTTTCCTAGTGGTGTTGGTTGCATTTTATTGTATTTATGATTAGCGGATTCACAGGCTTCTTTTGAGTCGTATTTACACTCTCCAGTTTCCCCCCATTTGTATTTCCCATCTTTACACTTTGTACACGGCATATTATATAATAGATTTAATTAATATTTATTTGATTTTTAAATTGTAGCTCTTCTTCTAATATTAGCTAATTGGTTTTGACTATTAGTCATCTCATCAGTTACTACATAAGCTCTCATAGCTTCAGGCGCTTGACCTCCACTTAATTGAAACGCTCCTGACATCATTTGAGGTGCAGGAGGTTGAGCAATAGCACCTGCTCCAGATGATCCACCGCTACTACCTGATACTGGTGTCTCATATATTTTTTTTAGATTAGCTAATCCTGCTGCAATTATAGCTGCACCTGAAACAAAACCTGCAACACCCCCCTGAGCAAACGCTTTGTTAGCACCCGCATAAGTGTCAATTAATGCTCCCGCTGCTGCTAATTCTTTATTCTCCCCTGCTAACCCGCTTAATGCTCCTGCTAGACTTGAAAATGCTTCTAATTGAGCATCTGCATTTTCTTGTGCAACTGCTTGTTGCTCCTTTTGTAAAGCTATGTTGTTTGTTAACTGTTCTGATTCAAAACCTGTTATTTGGGCTAACACTCCTTTCTTTTCATTTAACGCTTCTTGTAACTTAATTTGATTTTCTAAGTTGTTATTCTTATTTACATCTGCCTGAGCTGAAGCAATTTGAATATCTACCAACTTGAGCATTTCTTTTTCTTGTTCTTTAAGAACTTCCCCTAGCTTATTATTTGCTGCTATTCTTTCTTCAAAAGTCTTACTCTCATCATCTCTTACCTGTCTTAGTTTTTCAGCTTGTCTATCATAATCTTCAATTAATCCTTGAACCTGAACTGCTGCTAATTCGCTTTGGTTCCTTAATTCCACTATTGCCTTTGCTCCTTTGAGTGTTTCTGTTGTATAGTCTTTAATTGCTCCTGCTGCTTTTGTTACAGTAGTGGTAATTTTATCTACACTATTATCGACACCTGTCCAAACATCCACCATTTCTTTCCCTGCATTAATTGCTTCATCTTTAGCTTCTGCAAACTCTCCTTTGAACAAATGTCCTATTGCTTTAGCTAAATGCCCTAAAGTATCTAATACACTATTAAATCTTTCTATCAGGTTATCTTTAATAGCAGTTCCAAAATCTATTAGACTTTGTTTAGGGTCTTCAAATATTGACTTAAAATAGTTTACAACAGTTCCTATATTAGCATCTAAAAATTTAAACAAATCATTAAATGCTATACTTAAAGCTTCCATTCCTGTGTTAAAAAAATCTAATACTTTTTGATTCTTACTAAACACTTCCATAAGTTTAGCAAATAAAGCTACTACAAGTCCTATCCCTGCTGCTTTAAGAGCTGTACCCATACCTTTAATAGCTGTTCCCATGCCTTTAAATCCTCCTGATGCTTTGTCAGTTGCTTTGTCTAATTTTTCTACATCTTTAGTAACATCTCCTGTGTTACTTTTGATTTCCATTTCTAAAACTTCTTTTGCCATATCTTTTTATGCTAAATTTACACTTGTTCTTATTTCGGTTATTCTAATAGTTGATACCCATTCTATATCCATATTAGCCGCTCCTGTTATTTGTTGCTTAAAGTCTGATCCTGACACTTGACTTTCAAAGTCCCAACCTGTTGTAGTTCCGCTTTCATAAGTAAATGTAATATCTCTATTTATACTTAAAGTAGTCCTTGCGTTTTTAACAACCCCACTTTCAACCCAAGACTTATAATCTCCAGAATGTCCTGCTGCTGTGCCGCCCACCCTTACTGCTACTGTTTCACTTTCAAAGAAGAAAATACTGTTGCCAATTGCAGCAGATGGCTGGAAATAACTACCAGTTACATTGTTTAAGTAAGCAAAAGTTGCTACACCATCTTCAGTAGTTCCGCCATATATAAATGTTGTATATTGTCTTTTGCCTAACATATCTGTACTGTTATTACCTCCTAATACTATTGAATTGTTAGCTGTTGAATTCCCTAAGTTTCCATAGACAAAAGTATTATTAACCCCATTAGATATTTCGTTATTACTTCCTATTATAATGTTATTTCTTGATAAACCTTTAACAGTATTACTTTCGCCCATTATATAGGTATTATTAGTACCTGTTTCAGTCTTATTACCTACACCTTGAATGTTATTATTTTCGTTACCTATATTTCTTTCTAAGTTTGTGCTATATGTAAAAGCAGTACAAGTACCTGTTGCTTCATCATAAGTATAGCCATAAGCTTCACACTGCTGTTGGTTGGGTATTACATCATTAGTTCCATCAGTAAATGTTACCAATCCTAAAGCATTAACTGAAGCAGGTTTTATTGAATATCCGTTTAAATAAGGTGTTGCCATTATGGTATAAGTATAAATTCTACTGTTGCTAAATCGTTTGGCTTGTAGTCTATCTTGTTTACTCTAAACTCTCTATTTTTAATAAATACTGTATCATAGAACTTGAATGTATTAATATCTCCTGCTGTTAAGTTTACTTTCAGGGTCATTGTTCTTGTATCAGGATTATACAGCTCATTAAAATAAGGCAGCCAGTAAGTGTTAAATAAATTGTTAGTTGTTGGATTTCCTATTGGTTGTATAAGCTGACAAATACCAAAATGAAAATCATTAGTTGCTGCTGTTGTTGGTATATCTGTCAAATGACTAAATTGTAAAAATTCATCTTCCAAAGCATCTCCACTAACTCCATTTTGAGCAGGAACATTATAAGTGCAGCTAACAAAAGTTCCTAAAGCTGCTGTTTGCTTACCATTGTTATACATGATTCTAGGGCTGTTGTCAAACCCTTCAGAAGTATTATCATCTGCATTGTAAGAGTAAATACTAGGAACTATAAAGTCAGAGAACTGAGGATCTAAAGGCTTCGGAACTGTTGCTGCAAATGGTTCTGCTATTATTTCTTCTTCACCTGATAGTATTGTCGGTAAGTTATTAGAGCTTGTACTAGCATCAAAAATGTTGCTGCCGTATAAATGGTTGTGAACTTGGGATTTGTAAAAATTAAAAGCCCAGTCATCATCATCTTCTACAAACTTAAATATAGTTTTTTTATTTAATTCTGTTAGTGGTGTTAACTTAATTTCTTCAATGTCTATTTTGTCTGTCCAGTCTAATTGTGTTGAATCTGAATTTTCTAAAAATATATCATTATAAGGCTCTATGATAATATTATTAGGATTGTCTTTATCAGGCACAGACACTAAGTTAAACATTGTCATTATTCCTTTTAAAAACTCCCATTGTCCTAATTCACCCCTCATGGTTTGCAATAAACTGTTAGAAGTTATAGATGTTGAACTTGTAGCAAAATTTACTGTACTCGCATAACCACCTATCTGATATACAACAGGAGATGATGAGCTTGATTTGAATTGGGCTTCTAGTGTATCTCCAACATCCATAACAACAGTAAGAGAGCCTTGATAGTCATAAAAGCTTCCTGCTGTTGCAGTAAAACTCATAGGATCAATTACAGTAGTAGAACCACCCGCCGTTGTATGTAGCCATTGTAAAGTTACAGTATAGCTAGATGCAATGACTAATGGGAAGAAGTAAGTGATCAAATAAGTTTCTCCTGCTGCTGTTGCAGTTATAGTATTAGTTGTAGTGTCATAATTTGGAGGGAGCACATAATTCCAAGCAGGATTATTTACAAGATTAAGATTTGTAAAAGATGTTGTTGCATAAGTGTCTGCAATTGGTGAAGCTCCATTATAAGAAAGCCCTGAAGCTGTTATTGGAGGGAAATTATCACCCCCCCAGTTAAAGTCCATATACAGCTTTCCAAAATCAGCAGTATCAAAGAATGTGCTAGTAAAAGAAAATGGTGTTGCAGCAAATATGTTTTGTATTATATATTTAATAGATATAAAAGGTCTAAAAGCACTTTCTAAATTAGGCAACATAGGGAATCCACTACTTGGGTTATAAGTGTAAGAGTGATTCCAGTCTACAAATGGGTATCTTAAAACATCAGTAGTTGAAGCACCTGCTGTTCCTGCAAAAGTGCCTACTGGCAATGGACTTGTTAATGCTAAAATACCCTCCCAACTATTTCTGATTTCAGTATAATTATAATCATGAGTCAGCTCTGAAAAATCTAAATCTGAGAAAGTCCTATCTTCTAATAAATCAGCTAAGGCAATTGCTTCAGAATACAGATTAACATTGTAGCTTGTTTCTCCCTGTTTTTCTTGTATGTCTATTAGTCTAAGATAGCCCTGAAACAATATGAATCCATCTTGCTTTAATTCACATTGTGTTCTTACATAAGGATTAAACGCCAGTCCGCTTGTATCTCTTGTTACTTCAAATATATTATCAAAGATCTGATTATTCCTTTTTGTTGCAGGTAAGTTAAACGCCTTAGAGTATGACTGTACTTGCTCTGCTACATTTTTAAAATCATCTACACTTAAAGTCAGAGGTATATCTTCATCTTCATAAAGATCACAAATTACTTGTCCTGTGCCTAGATTATTTATAGCACCACTTGGGTTTTGAGCTGCTTGTCTTATTGAAACAGATGACAAAACACTTACAACAGAAGAATAAATAACTATTGTATTTGTAGTTGATGTTGCAGTAAATTGAAAGCTGTTAGTTCCTACAATTGAAACAGGGGTAGAACTTTGTTGAACAGTTCCTGAATACACATAGAAGGTTAAAGTAGAAAAGGAAACAGTTTCTATTACTACATCATAAGTTTGTCCTACAACCAAATTAGATAACTTTTGCAATATACCCTGTGATATAACAAACGAAACATCGCCACCTGTTTCAGTAGGGGGAGTTATACTAGGACCAAATCTATACCAAGTGTTGACAATCATAGTAGCATTTAAAGCATTAATTGCTGATTGATAAGTTGGTGCAGCTAAAGATAAAGAAGTAGTTGAAGTGTTTATAGTATTAAAGTTAATACCATCAACTACTTGCTCTGTGCCTAATCCTGATAAGGAGTTTAAGCCATCATAACTCTGAGGATATAATATAAGTTGTACACTCATTAGATAGATTGTGTTCTTAGTGTTTTACTTTTCTCTATTTCAAAAGTGTACTGCATAAGTCTATCATTAGCAACTGTCTTTCTTGTAAAGCTAGAGGTTGTAAGTCTTACTGGTGTTACATATTGATTCAGTAAAGGGTCTGTTACATCAGTTTGAAAGCCCTCTAATAAATAAACTTCAGGACTATTAATTAATTCTTCAAACATAACATTGTCATCTTCAGAAACAAAATTAGTGTTCATTGTAATCTTTTCAGTAGCATTCATTCTAAATGACTTCTTGCCACCTTTGTAACTATCAGGTCTATAAAAGCTTTCATTCCAAGTACCTTCTAGTTGGTGGTAGGTTGTGCCTTGTGTTGATATGCTTCTAGTTGACTTCTTTGTAAAAGTATAGTAATCCCAAGCACCCCATTGGTTCATCCATGCAAGTCTTATGCTTTCATAATTTTTAGTATCAGGGCAATTAAGCTGTATTGTGTAAATTTGTGAAATAGCAGCCGAGATATTTAGTGCGTGTATTTCAATACGCCCTCCCTGTATAGTCCCTGCTGTAACTAATGCTTGAAAGGTTGTACTCCAACCTCTAAGGTTAGCAGGGAAACATCCAAGATGCAATATTTGATTTTCTGAAATAGCTGAGAAGGGATCATCCCAAGCGCCATTTGCAGCAGTTCGGTCTATATGCTCAGACCCTATTGAAGTTCCATCACTCGCATAGTATCTAGCATAAAGTCTAGTAAAATCAACAGTAGATGTAACCATAGCCATAGTTCCATAATCATCTAAATTGGCATATTGAGTAGCAGGTGCATTAGTTAGAAATTCATCTGTGTTGCTATTTAATATAAACTTAGTCATGTCATATCCAAAGTTGTTTCCTGACCTGTAAAGAGCTTCTGTATGTTTTACATATCCATTAAATATTAGGAAAGTCCCTGAAATCACATCAGTTCCATCCTGCCTAGCAACTACATTAGGATCTGACACCCCATTGTTAGTAGCTCCTAGATATTCTACATAAAACTGAATTACCATGTATCTAATCAGATTAGTGTTTAATGAGAACTTGTCAATTAAGTGGATTGGTATTCTTTCATTAACTGATGCAGTATTGTCTTTAAACTGACTATTGTCGGAAGCCATGTTATCCGCTTTTACATAATTTTCAATTACATTCCTTAAATCAAACATCCCTACACCTGCATTGTTTGGTGTTGTTTTAAATGTGCCTTTTAAATTAATGGAGTTAGCAGTATTAGGTATTGTAGTACCTATATGTACTTCAGCACAAAACTTAACCTTAGTTTCATTTGCTACTGCTGTTTGATTAGATACTACAAATATTAAATCCTGACCTACTGGGGTTGGTATTCCTATTGGATATTGTTCTATTACACAATTTGCTGCCATGTTATTTTGTTTTTGTAAATGTTGTTATATATAACTGCACATCTTTTTTAAATTCTTTTAAAATGTTTTTGCCAAGATCTTTATAAGCATTCCCTAAAGGTTTTTGAAAGAAGCTAAGACTTGGTATTCCTTTTATTCTTATTTTTTTACTAATATAGATTGCCAACCCTGAAATATACTGTCCTGTTTTCTTATCTCTACCTCTACCATACCCTTTAGGTTTTAATCCTTTCTTCTTTACCCATTTAGACAGTATGTCAATAGGAGGACCTTTAGTTGTGTAACTATAAGGGCTTGATTCATTTTTGCCTTTGTAGTTTAAAAAACTTCTTTTCTTTTTGTTTCCTGATACACCTTTGTCTAAAAAAGTACCATAGTCTGCCATGTAAAATTTAACACTATAACCATTAGCATCCGTACTGACCACTGCTCTTATAGAATCACCTAAAGCCGTATTACCTTTATCTGATTTTAATATACCTTTAGATTCTTTTACAACTTGCGCTGCAAAACTGTTTAAATAATTTTCTAGACTTTTAGTGTTCATTAAACAAGCCCTACAAATAATTCTACCTGAGTATCTGCTGTTTTAGGTTTTACTTGTAAAGATGCTAAGTCCTCTAAAGTTCCAAATGCAGGAGATGTATCTGTCTCTCCAATAGCTACTTCTTCTCCTATACTTAGGATGTGAGAGTTCCCTCCAGTTAATGTTACTTGATAATTTGTTGCTGTTGTTACTATTGCTAACTCTATACTATTAGTAGTATCTAAATTTGTAACTCTAACATATCTTACATTCTCAACATCTATTGCACCTGCTGATGTGTGAGGAGTTGTTGCAAAGGTTGCTATTGTAGTTACATTCCCATTAATACAAGTTACTATTCTTTCCATTACATTATTTATACCCGTAGTGGTTACTGAGTTACTAGAACCTCTAACTGCTCCATTCAAAGTTACTGATTCACTTATTGTTGTTACTAAATCTGCCATGTTATTTATTTTTTATTAATTCTAATATTTTATTTATTTTATTGTTTAATTTGTTCATGTTATCAGCGTTCTTTTCATGATGTTTTTCAAAGGTGCTTTTCACTTCTCTTATGCTAAAGAAAAAGAATTGATATAAAGCATAAAAAGAACCTACTAACAACACTAAGGTCACTCCGTATCTCTCTATTAAGTCAAATATCTCCATTATATTTTAATAATTATTGATGGCGGTATTATTTTAATCTCTACTTTGCCTAGCTTTATCTTATTTAATCTCATTAGCATTTTTAACATTAGTACCCTGCACCTGCATCTGTTACAGGTATTTCACAAGTATCAAAATCATTCATTACTCTAACTCCTATTGTAAATGTCCAACCACATAAAAGATTGTCAAACCTTTCTTGGAATGGCTCTATTGTGAACTGATCTTGTGTAAAGTATAGCGGCTCGTTTATATCATTTACTCCTGCTTGTGATTGTCTTGAGCTGTGTCTTAACATACCTATAAAATCAGTACATATTTCTAAAGTCTGATTCCATACTTGCTGTTCGTTGTTCTTAGGGTCTAATAGTTTAGTTAATTGTTTAGCTTGATATGTTTGCCAATTATCCTTTTCAGATACTAAGTCGCAAATAAACAGCTGAAATGAGTAGACAAGTTCTGAATCTCCTGTTGTTACTGATGTTGGATTAATATGTAGTAGTGGCATCTTCTCCATCTTTTCAAGATTGATGTCGTAAATATCTCCAACTGATACTGTTGAGATTTGCTCATGATACTCCCCAAGCCTACACAGAGTATCTATTACATTGTTATAAGTCTTATTGCTTACTGCCATGTTTTACTTTATTTTGTGATTCTAAATCTGTTTCATAACTTAACCAAGTAAATGCTTCTAATAAGTTAAGCTTAGTTATTTGTTCTAGCTTTGAAATATCTGCATTACACAATCTATAAAATATTCCAAAGTACCCCCACTTCTCTGCAAAAGATTCTGATGCTATTGCATCTTCATTTCCTTCAGCTGATCCATCAAATATAATGGCAAAGTCAGCGACAATTCTTTCCCTAAATGATAAAAAAAAACCAGCGCTGATTGCACTTGCTCTGCTGACATCTTCTTCATCTCCTCCGCCCTTATGCTTATGTTACCATCATAAGCTTCTATTGTATAGACATCATTATTCTCTTCAACTATTGGTCTATATAAGATAGCCATTACTTCAGGCATATTCTTTTCAATGTCATTCTTAATCATTGTTTCTAAGTCAGCGTACTCTCCAAGAGTTATAGAATCAAGATCAGGATGGAATCCGTATCTTTTGCCGTTTACTTCAATTATCTTTTTTAAAGAACTATCTTGCTTTGCCTGAAGCTCAGACAACTTGCCCATTATAACTGCAACATCTTTTAATTCCAACTGCTTAATTAAGTCTTTTGGAATATTAGATAAAGCTGCTATTGTTTCTTCTGCTTCTTTACTCTTTGTACCATTATGAAAGTCAATTAGTTTCAGCCACTTCTCTAGTGTTACATCTTCCCACTTACTAATTAACTTGAACTCCTTTGTCTTGCCCTTCTTCTTAATCTTAACCTTCATACATTATATAATAGAAAAAGTTGATATTTAGTTTACTGTTTAATATTTTTTTATATATTTGCTTAGTTTTTTGGTTTCAGTTAGTTGTTAAGCCCCTCGCTACCTTTCTATTATCTTGTCGTAATACTTTAAGCGGGGGGTTTTTTATTGCACAAAATACCTACCTGCATTTGGATTATCTAAGTGATATATTACATTATAACGGATTCCATCAATAGCATGGTTATATGAATCTACATATAGCTTAGATGATTTGTCGCTGTATATATAATTGTTCAGCTCTTTAGCTATGTTAGTTGATTCAGGAGTTATTACTAACTCAAAGTCTTGCATCCTAGTTATACCACTTTCAATAGTTCCTTTCTTAACAGGTTTAATGTTTACTCCTAAATGTTTTAAATCGGCAATTAGTCTTGGCTCTGCTGAATCCGCAATAATCAGTTTATCTCCAACCTTATCTAACACTATCTGAGCAAGTTCTTGTGATTTAAGTCCATTCTTATATATATGTTCTTTAAGATATATCTTTTGCTTACGCTTATCTATTGCCACCTCAGTAAGACTGTCAGGATCAACTGAGAATCCAAAGTCCATTCCACAAGAAGTCTGTAAGCCATCAGGATTAAATTCTCCTATGCTCCAATTGTCAAATACTACACCATCTGCTCTGTCCAACCATCCTCCTAGTATTTTGTGCTGATACTTTTTAAAGTTCCTATGCTTTATAGTCTTAATACGCTCTAGGAAGCTCGTAGAGAGGTTTTCTTTATTGTCTAGGTATGTACTATGGATATAGCATACATTGTCTCTAACGCCATTAAAACCAGCTTCAACGCCCTTGTCCTCAAAGAATCTTTTGTATATCCAATGCTCTTTAGTTACTGGATTTAATATAAGTATGATTCTGTTCTGTATATTTTTTTCTCTAATACTAAGATCAATGGTGTCAAATATATCTTCATCAATAAGTTCTTCTGCTTCATCTAAGACCCAACAACTAATACCTTGTAATGACTTTAAACTTGCAGTTTGGTTTCCTGCTGAAGTCTTAATACCTCTAAATAGTATGTCTGACTGGTTGCCCAAGTTTACAACCTCTGCTTTATTTACACTAAAGATGTTTTCAAATCCTAACAGCCCTATCTTTTCTAAGAACTCAGGGATGATTGATAAGTGAGCTGATACCATTGTAAATCTTGTAAACAATACCCTGATACCTTCAGCCATTGTAAGCAAAGTTAAAAAGACTGTAACTGCAAAAGATTTGCCACTTCCCCTTCCGCCTGTTATTATAAAATAACGAGCATCAGAATTAAAAAGAGGATTGTATTTCTTATTCAGATTCAGTTTCTACAAAGTTTATTAGTGGCATATTAATGCTTTCATCATTTGAAGTAACATCTACCCTTTGCTGAGGTTTGCCATAGAAGTATTCAAAGAATAACTTAACTGCCCATTGTTCTTTTTTATCAATACCTTGTTCTAAAGACTTTAACGCCTTTTCATTCATTGGTGTTAAGTTCTCTATTAATCTTTGTTCATCTGCTTTACTCTTGCGCCCTGCGCCCTTTCTAGCCCCTCCGTTGTTTATTCGTTTATCCATAATTGAAATAGATTGATTATTCAATCCATAGTATATAATAGAAATATCTTGATTTTATTTAAAACATAGTTAATTGTTGCTTATGTCTTTGTATTCTTTTCATAGCTGTTGTGTAATACTCTTTGTCAAGTTCACAGGCTGTTAAATCAAAGTCTAAATTATGACAAGCAATAGCTATACTTCCTGAACCTAAATGAGTATCTAGTATTTTATTTCCTTCCTTTGCGTAATTCATTAGTAACCATTCGTAAAGTTTAACAGGTTTTTGAGTAGGATGATAAGATATGTAGTTAGCATTCCCTATTCCTTTAAAAATATGCCCACTATACATACGAACACTATTAGTAAAAGAAGTCCAAGCTAACTCACAATCAGCCATATTATTACTACCATTTTCTTTATTCCATACTACAAAACATCTTGTAGCGTTTAAATAGTCTAAAAAGTAATTGCCACCCCATATGATTTGATTTTTACTAACTCTTTTTAATTCTACAAAATATTCTTTAGATGGTATCTCGTTATCCCATTCCTTTGTTTTATGTTTTTCTTTTTTATCTAAATCAATTTGTTTTGCCATTCCAATCCCATAAGGAGGGTCAACAATAGCTAAGTCAAAATGATTATCTTTATATCTTGACATTAAGTCCATATTACATTCGTTTGTTATATCCATTTTAAAATAGCTGTTGTTGTTGTTTGTGTTGATTAATTCTTTTCATAGCTGCTTCATAATACTCTTTTTCTAGTTCGCAAGCTGTTAAGTCATATTTAAGATTATGGCAAGCTATTGCAATACTACCACTACCTAAGTGAGTATCAAGTATCTTATCTCCTTCTTTTGCATAGTTCATTAATAGCCATTCGTAAAGTTTTACAGGTTTTTCGCAGGGGTGTATTCTTTTTATATGCCCTCTTAAAGTTTGTATTCTTACTATTTTAGGTACTTTATCAAAAGAAGTCCAAGCTAACTCATGCATAGAAAAACCTAAATCTCCCTGCTTTTTATCCCATACTATCCAATCTCTTTGGTTGGACAGATAATTTGCATAATAGTTTGCCCCCCAAATTATCTGATTCTTACTAACTCTTAAAAGTTCTTTAAAGTATTGTTTACTAGGTATTCTATCATTCCAGCTTGTATCTTGTTTCCCCATTCTTTTTGTTCCCTGCATTCGTGAGTCTATGCCGAAAGGGGGGTCTACTATTGCTAAGTCAAAGCAGTTATCTTCATACCTAGCCATCAACTCCATATTACATTCATTAGTGATATTCATTTGGCAGCATTAATCTTATACCTAGTTCTGTTAAAGCCCATATCCTTATTTGATCTGCATATACTTCAAACTCTTTACTATTCATTCTTGCTGTACTGTTTACTGTTTGCAGTCCTATCTGTTTGTCGTTTATATCTATGCTTTGCCATTCACTTGCAAACTTAACCTTTAAGGTATCGTGCATTTCATCAGGAAAGTAACCTAGCTCTGATGCTAATGGTTGTACTATACAAGCCCAGTAATAGTTGTTTTGCATATTGCTTCTATTGTTTCTTTGCTTTTTTACTTTAACTATATAATCTGTTTCAAGTTCTTTTAGATAATTAAAAAGAGTTTGCTTGTCTTGACTGGTATTAATCACGAAGTTCATAGTATAGTTTTCTGTTCTTAATATACATCATGTTTTTGGGTGCTTCTAACAGCTCTATTCCTTGTAAGTTGTATATCTTGTTTTCTATTGGCTTTCTTATTTCATTTACATAAGCAATATTGTAAGGGCATATAGTATCTTGCTTAACTACTGTGCATAATAATATGTGAGTTGTTGAATCATAAAAGTTAGTAGTCAAAGTTGCTATGTGTATTCCTTGACTATAAGTGTGTTCTATTGTTTGGTAGGCTAATGCTATTGGATTGTGTATTCCAATAAATGTAGTATCTGATCCATCTCCAAAGTCTATGTGGTGTTCTGTATAATAGTGACTTTGATTAATAGAGCTATAAGGAGCTATAAATGTTTTTCCTCCTCCAGTAGTACATATCCAATCTGTCAGGCATAATAGTAATAGTAATGTTTTCATTAATCAAATGATTCGTTAATACCCCTTTCTCCTACTAGCTTTTCCTTAGCGCCTGCCCATAGTTTATCATGTCTTTTCTCTTTGCTTAAAGACTCTTCTGTTCTTTTAAGGCTTGGCATCCCTTCTTCTGGTTCGCTTTCCATATATAAACCGCAATCACAAAGAGCTTGAATACAAACCCACCTCCCCTCTCTAAGACCAATAGTCTGCTTTCTTATTTCCTTCTCCTTCCCACATTTACATTTGTATAAACTCATTTTGCTAATCCTCCTGTTCTAGTTTTACTTTCTTCATATAACTTTTCTAGCTCAAAGTGTAAAACATTAATTGCTTTCTGTATATCTTGCTCAGCAGGACTTCCCTCTTTTTTACCTGCTCTAAGTATATACTGTACTGCTTGTGCAGTCCATGCGTTTAAGTTAAAATCATCAACTATGTCTTTAGCTGAATAACCATACAAAGTTCCTAAATAATAACTAGGCTCAGGAGTCTTTTTGTAATCTTCTTTCTTTGTCATTTTCTAAAATTTTTATTAGTCCATCTTGGGTGTTTAATGTTCTAGGTCTTTTAAACTTACGATATTCTTCAGGATTGAATATTAGCTTGACCTCTCTTACTAATTCATTGTCATCATATTTAACTATCCACCTGCTCTGATAGTGATACTTGTTTCTCTTTAAGTGTACTAAATAACTCATTCGCTGTATTTTTTATATAGTTTTTTTATTGCATCAAAGCAAGTTGATATACATGATCCGCAATTTGTAGTAGGAGAATAATTAGTCATGTGTATTGTGTTGTATGTTTCTATCATTCTCTTTTTAGCTTGTACATCTTTTGCTCTACCTTTCTTTAAGTCTTTCCACATATCTAATATTTCATCTATTATTTCTTGCGGCAAGTCATCAGGCGTTTGCACTTCAGTTGTTTTATCCCAATACTTCTGAGGACACGCCATTGGTGCTAGTCTGGCTTTTACTTTCATAAAACACAAACACCGCTTACAAGTTCCTGTTGGCTTGAAATAGTAAACACATTCTTTACATATTGCTATCCTATCTTCATAGACTTCATCAGGAACAAAAAACTTATTAATAGTTCCTCCTGTCATCTGGGTGTTTAAAACCAAACTGCATTACAAAACTATTATTCTTTATTGGATCATACATCTTCATTTAATTTCTTTTTAATTATTGTTCTTACTTTATCTATTGTTGTAAAAAGACTATTGCGACTTATCTTAGTCTTGGCAGCTAGACTGTCTAATGTTTCTCCTGAATAGTATAACTTGAATAACTCTCTATCATACCAACTATCTAACTTATCTAACTGTTTATCTATCAACTCCAATTTCATTAGCTTATGATTGTCTACTTCTTCATTCGGAATGTTTGATATATCTTTATACCTACAACCATCAGGAATAAAATACTCATTAGTGTCAGTTGTATTAGAACTATAAATAGAGCTGTCAATATGTGCATAATACTTTTCATACTTATAATAGAAGTTACTCCTTTTACTTGTTAATGCTCTTCTTAATGCTACTGCTCCATATCTTGTTATGCCATCTATTCCATCTTTTTCATAAATACTCCTAAGCGTTTCAGGATTCATTTGTAAAAAATAAAGCATCAACTCTTGTACCGCTTCATTTATTTTATTCTCATCTGTTGTTAATCCATAAGCCATTGTTCTGAACTTATCTGTTAGCTTAGATATTTCAATATAAATCTCAGTCATTCTTTGGCTCTATTTTATCTAGCCTATCAATTACTTCTTGAAGCATCTGATCTAACACCACTTTATAAGCTCTTACTACTGCTGAATTAGTTTTAGTTTCTATACCT